GTTGATTTTCTCTCCAAAAAGCAAATAAGTCGGCGTATCCACAGCGTCGGCTTTTTTGTTTCCCTTTATTTCTGGACTTGATACCATTTTGCCGATGTTGAAAAAATGGTTGTTATTTACAAAAAGTACAAAAAATAACACTAAAAGGCTAGTATTTTAGCCTTTAATTGGTTAATAATTGGTTAAGTATACAATGATTATTTTTATATTAATTGATAAGCCTGCATTACCATTTTAAAAATCAACTGTTTTTCATTTTTTAGGAATTTTTTCAAATAACAAAAAAGCACTCTTCCGAGTGCTTAATTTAATATCTTGATATTATTTATTGTGTCTTTTATTGTCTTTTCATCATTTACAATGTAATAATCCTTTGTAGTCTTATAATCAGCATGTCCTAAAATGTCAGTTATTACAGTCTCACTCGCTCCGTTTCTGTCTAAGATACTTGCAAGAGTTCCTCTTGTATCATGCGGAACGTGGCTCATTCCTAAACTCTCCATTAAGTCCAGGAAATGAACTCTTATCGTCTGAACGCTGTTAGGTGTGTTTTTGTGCTTTTCAGTAGGTCTTTTATGTTTGATACATATAAAGTAATCATTATTTGACTGTTCCAGTATTTCCTTTGTTATTTCTAATATATCATTATGAAGCGGTATGATCCTGTGCTTTGATTTTTCAGTTTTGTTTCCTGTATTTCTGATTACTCCATTTATCAAATCTATATTTTCCTTTTTAAGATTAGCCAGTTCTCCTATTCTTAGTCCTGTATAAATCATAAAAAGCACCATTTTTGCACTATATAGATTTTTATTTTCCCATAGCCTTTTAATTTCTTCAACCGAAAATATTTCCTTATTCTTAACTGGAACATGTTTCCCTATTTTCAAAGCTTTTGCTCTATTTAAAGGAATATATTCCATCTGTACAGCAAAGTCAAAGACCATTACTAAAAAGCTTTTTATTTCCTTTTTACTTCCGGAAGATAAATTTAATTTATTGATTACATCCTGTATATGCGGAGCTTTAATTTCCTTGATAAGCATGTAATCTAAAGGCTCACAGTGTTTCATTTTAAAGCTGTAAGCCTTATATGTATTTTCGCTTACTGTATCCTTTTTATTTTTCAGGAATATTTCGCATAGTTCTTTAAAATTCATTGCAGAACTTTCGATGTCGTAAGGATTAAGATTGTATTCATTCAATGCTTTTTCTGCAGCTTTATATGTTTCAAAAGTGCCTAATGTTTTTCTCTCTCTGCCTGCTCTTGCCCAATAAGGCTTTCTTAAATTTCCTTTTAAAAAAGTGATAGTTCCACTTCCATTTTCGCGTTTTCTTCTTTTTCGCATAATATCACACTTCCTTTTTAAAAATAAGTGTGATAAAATAAAATTGCAGACAAGGGAGCTTTTAGCTCTCTTTTTCTATTTCATCACACTTTACATTTAGAAAAAAATATCAATAGTTTCTGCATCTGTCAGTCTTAAATGTTTTCTTATTAGTGCCATTTCAGGCTGATTAAATGCTGATTTTCCATTTACTTTAGCTTTTACTGTAGAATAACCTATATTCAATTTCTTTGCTAAAGTATCATAATTAAATTTATTTTCTTTTATTTTGCCTTTTAGTTTATCTTTATTCATAACTACTCCTTATACCATCCTTTTACTAATTCAAAATTTTCATATATATTTCCACGTATATCAATATAATCTAAACTTTCCCATAAATTTTGCACCGAAGTTTCTCCTTTGAGTTTATATTCTCCTTCATCGAATATTATGATTTGATATTCCTCATCGTATTCGTTCCAGACTATATCATCTTCGTGTATTTCGTATCCTTCACTGTCTTTAAGACCTGTATACTTGTTTATGATATAGTTTTCTTTGTCCGTTTCATATATATCTCCCATTTCGTCAACTATTATAATATCTCCATTTTGAGATAAATAATGCTTGTTTGTCTCTGAATCTTTTATAAAATAGCCACTATCTTTATTCCAAATTCTATATTTCATTTTTTTCCCTCATTTCGTGCCATTCAAGGCTTTTCTTTTTCATGTATTCAGCATATTCCAATGCTTCATTTTTAGTTTTGAAATAATTTCCAAAATTATATCTCGCTGTATCCGTTTCGGCATAGTCTTCCTCTTCTTTTATCACCCTAAAATCTAAATACATTAAATAATAAACTTCTCCTTTCCCTGCCCGCCATCTCTTTAGAACTCCATACTTTTCATTTATATTTCTTACTTTTATTTCAATTTCTCTTTTCTCATCTTCTGTACATAAATTTATTAAATTATCTTTATCCTTGTTATTTCCTCTAATATCTAATGTACAATTATAATAGTTATAACTAGGGTAATTATATGAATAAACCCCTATACCTTTATCTTCAAATGTACCTCTTTTTAATACTTCTTCATTTTGCTTTGTAATTTTCCATGCCCATTTATCAAAAACAGGCTGGAACTCTATTTCTAATACTGTTTCTTTTTCCATCATAGTCCTCCTTATTCATTATTTTCGTCTAGTACTTCAATGCTATATAGTTCTTCTAAAGCATACTTGTTTACCCTAAATGTATCATCGATAAATTTTACAACTCCTGTACCCTCGTATTCTCCATAATAATCTCCAATATGTCTTGCACCTGTATCATACCACACTAAATCTCCTACAAAAATTTCTACACCGAACTCATCGAAAATCCCAGTGCTTATTTTTTCAATGTTATTTTCTATTTTATTCATTAGCTTTCCTTTCTTGTTAAATCATATACATAATCTAACATTACTTCTTGAACTATTTTATTATCATGTTGCAGAACATAATCAATTGTTTTTTCCTTGTATCTCTTAACTGTATCTGCGCTTTTAAAATCCCCTGTCATTTTAAGACCATAAATGAAAACTTCTATTTCCCAGTCCAAATATTTTCTAACATCTTTTCCAAATTCTTTTTTAACTTCACTTACAAGCATATGCCTGTAAGCTTTTTTCTGAAATTTTCTATTTATAAGATTCTGCATTATTTCCTCCTTGATTTCAATTATCCCCCCCTGTTGCTTACTTCACCAGCAAGCTTTGTGAACTTTCTAATCTAACGCCCTCTATTTCTGCTCCATCTTTCAGCGCTTTCTTAATCTCAGTCTTTTCTATTTTAGTTTCCTGAACAATAGTTTTGAATTTTTCTGGAATTAGCCTGTCATCTTCAATGATTAATGCAGGAGCATTTTTTCTTATTGTGAAAGTCCCTGTTACTGTTTCTATTTTCTTGACCCCTAAGTTTTCCATAGTTTCCATTATCATTCTTTTTAATGCGTCTTTTTTATCCTTAGTTTCTTTTGATTTTTCTGCATAATATCTTGATATTTCCTTGCATTTTTCTTCTTTCGTTTCCTGTTCCTTTAAAATTAGTTCCAGTTGTTCAGATTTTTCTTCAAGTAAGTATTTAATGCTCTCTCTTGTGTCGTTTATTGTCTCCTGATCTAGTTCGTTATTTTCGCTATTTAAAAAGTTCGCTATGTTGTTTATTTCTTTTATTTCATATTTTATTACATTTAAATTATTCATTTTTCTCTCCTTTTAAATTATATTATTTTTAAATCATAGTAATTTTCTTCTATTATTTCTCTTTCTGCAGGAGTATAACTTAAAAAGTTTGCGATATTTTTTAAGCCTCCCTCCTGCTTTTTTGTTACAAATTTATTTTTATTCAGAAAGCTTTCAACACTTGCTACAAAACTTAAAAAGCTTATCATTTGCTTATTGTTCGTTGCGTTGTTAATATTCTTTCTTACATTTTCAATTATTTCTTTAATTCTAAAAGGGAAAGTCATCATCTTGATCTTCATCATTTTTATTTTCCTGTTGATTTCTATTTTGCTTGTTATCTATTTTTTTATTTTCTTTTTCAAACCTTTCTTTCCAGTAGTTATAAGTTTTTGTTTCTTTTCCGTTTCTTTTTTCATCAGCAGTTGCCTTTGTAGTCACATCATAAAAACCTTTTAAATTATAGTTGTATCTTGTATACTCATTACCGTCATTTCCTGTGTATTGTTCAGTTCCTGAAAATTCAAGAATGACTCCTATAATTTTATCTTTAAAAACTTGTATCTCTTCTCTATTTTTTTCAGTATTTAAAGTAGGTTTTATTGTTTTTGGATTAATATTTAGCAGATACATTAAATGAGTTATATGTTTCTCCTGAAATTCTACTTTTTCTCCATTCTTGTTTTTATACCATATATTTACTTTTGCTTTTTTTTCTTCTAAGTCCTCAAGCTCTAAAATCAAAGCTTCTGAATAAGTATTTTGCATTTTTAAAAGATATGCTTCAGATATAGCCATTTCATATGCTCCACTTTGATTTATATGTGTTCCTCCTGTTCCTATTCCTTGATTTAAGTATTCTGAGTTGTATTCAAACATTATTCATCATCTCCTTTGTAATATTCTTCTATTTTATTTATTATGTGGTGTAAATCATTTGGTTCCAGTAATTCAAACATTCCCTTAGGACTTTTAGTAGTGTTATAACCGTTGTTTTGAGTTTGGAAGTGGTATCCTTCACTGTTTACTAAAGTATTTAAAACTATACTAAACATTCCTTCGATACAAATTTTTTCATTCAGAAGTTTTCCAACTGTCTTTATTTGACTTCTTCCAGTATTGTTGTCAACTTCTTCATGCCCTAACAGAACTACAATCAAATCTTCTCTCAAAGATTTTATTTTATTTATCAAAGTATAAAAGTTCTGTGCTATATCATTGAATTTGTCATATCCTTTTGTTTCAGTAGTTACAAATTCGTTTGTCATAAGATAAGTAATGTCGTCTATAATAAGAGTTTTTATTTTTTCTTTTTCATTAACATACTGCAAAACTCCTCCAATGCTTTTGTATGAATTCGTGATATATCTATTACCTTCATGATCCTTTGTTTTTAGAGGATATTTTTTTTTAAATCCTCTGAAAGGTAATTCTTTATTTACACATTGAATAATAAATGTAGTTTCAGGCTCCAAAGTTTCAATGCTTGTACTTTTTCCTGTTCCTGTGTTTCCTAATATCAATAAACTAGTACTCATTTTTTTACCTCCCATTTGTCGTTTTCTTCTTTGAGTTCCTTGTTGAGTTCCTGAAGCTTTTCTGCCATTGCTTTCATGTAATTCAAATTTCTATTGTTTTGTTCTATAATCTTAAATTCCAATCCCTGATACATATTATTCCTCCTAACTGGTTATCAGCTATCAGTTGACAACCACTTGAATTGTCAATTATTTGTTGACTGTTGTTATTTTCTCAAACTCCATTTTTCCTTTTTAGCTATTTTAAGTGTTTCTAATACTTCAGATTCGCTTATTTTACATCTTGTTGCAATTAGTTTTGTCTCGTAAGGCAACAAGTGACTATTTCTTAAATAAGCTAATGATAAGCTTAAATCGTGTAAAGTCTCAAGGAAAATATTCTGCAAATTTTCTGTCATTTTTCCACCTCTTATAAAATTTTTTTACTTTTTATTTAGCAATCAAACTAAACAATCTCCCAATGTCACTTGATTGGTGCCCATCATAACTAGGGGCATATTCAATTTCTTTTACATTGAATAGATCCCAGTATTTCAACTGAAAATGATAGGCATAATCGCCTTGAGGCGTAGTAATTCCTACGATGAAAAAGCCATCAAACATAGTACCATCACTATGTTTCTTACTTTTCCAGCTGTTCTCCTTATATGTCTCGCATATAACTGAGAACAATATTAATCTGTTGAAGTATAGTTCACTCATGGAATGGTAATCATCTTTCAGATGACTTCCCATCCCATTTTCTTTTTCTTCTAAATATATTTTTCTTATGTTACTAACATAATTATTTTTTTTGTAATCAATTATTTTTATTTCTGTATAAGTAAATTTTTTTATTTCTCTGTCTTCGATATTCGTGTTAAGCAAAAGATTAACTAAATCAAGTTTCTCTTCTTTAGTATAATCAATTTTTTTATTTGGTTTGCTTATAGTCAAAGACTCTAAATAGATATTTTTATTTGATACAATTAAATTAAAATCATATACTATATCGTAACCATACATTCCGTAACTTCCGAACACATGAGTTTCTGTTTTTTTGATTTCATATCTACCTTCTCCAAGTTCTCTCATTTTTTCTATTATTTTCATTTTTTATCTCTCCTTTAATTTTTAGTTATTTTTTTTAGCCATGGATAAACTGTAACTAATAGTATTATCCAAAGCCCATTTGTTGCTAATTTTACTATTAAATCAGTCGAATAAGCTTTTGATTGATTTAAAGCTGCTGTTATAAAAAATATTAAGTACCACAAAATTATTTTTTTATTCATAATTCCTCCTATTTTATTAAACTTCCTAGAAAAATAATTCCAATTCCTAAAAATCTTACGAAAAGTAAAAATATTAAGAATTGAATTATGTTCCATGTTATAAAAAATCTCTTTTTCATTTTACTACCTCCTAATATATTTCAAATCCGCCCTTCCAATAATTTCTTGTTCCCATCTTTACAGACGGATATTTATTTTTAATAAATTTTGCCAACTTTACTACGAAATCCATTTCAGGAACTGGGAAATCACATCCTTGGACTTGATTGTATTTTCTCAATGTCCAAAAAACATTTTCGTAGTTGCTTATCAGTTCCGCTATTCCTTGTAATTGTTCTTTTTCCGTATCTCCAAATACTGGTGTTCTCAGATCAACTATTATATTATTTTCTGAACACAGTTTTATAATTTCTTCCTGCTGCATTTTGGGATTTTTAATCCCAGTTATTTTCTGCATATCCTGAAAGTTGTAAGCCTTGTAGTCTATAGCTACATATTCGAGAAATGGAACTAAAGATTTTACAAATTCAAGATCACTTCCGTTATGTGCAATGGAGATTTTCTCTCCATATTTTTCAAATACATATTTTGCTATTTCTAATGACTGCTTAGGAAATGAACAAGGGTCTCCACCTGAAAGTCTCACTCTTCTTCCTTTTGCAATTTCTATATCTATCATTTGTTTTAGTTCTTCCATAGATACATCTCTTGTTGCTATTACATTTCCCTGATTGTCTATATATTGGCAATCTCTTTTACAGTAAGGGCAGTGAAAGTTACATGCCCCAAAGCTCACGATTGCCATTTCCTCTTCTTGAAATCCGAAAGCTTTTAAAAAATAAGCTTTTCTTATTTCAAGATTTTTTCTGTTCAATAGTTTCATTTTCTTCTCTCCTTTTAAATTAAATTCTTATCCAAGCCTACCATTGCTGATAAGCTTGATAAAAATTCAAATTATTTTATTTTTGTTAATAATTGAAACTTGTACCCCATCGCTTCTATTTCTTCTGCTGTTAATATTTTTCCTTCTTCAGGTCTTCCATTCAGCTTGAAAACTAAAGCTTTTTGACCTGTTTCTTGTGCGAACTGTATTCTGTTCATTGGTACTTCTGTTCCTAAAAGAGTTGTTAAAATATCTGCTGTACTCTGATGTCCTACTGCTGATAAAATTTCATTTTCTGTTACTAAATTTCTCGCTTCTTCTAATGTAATGTCTTTCAATGTGAATGTTCCTTCTGTAGTTAAAATTGATGTGTTCAATACCGCTAATTTCATAATATTTCCTCCTAAAATTTTATTTGAGTTTTAAAGACTTTAGCTCCTGTCTATTTATTATGCTATTTTCTTACTTGTCAGAGTCACTGTTTCAACTCTGTAATTTTCTTCGTACCAGTCAATTCCACCTGATGAAGTTTCAAATTCCACCGTGTCGAAAATTTCAATTTCTCTTTTTTCTTCAAAGCTTTCAACGCAGGCTTTGAAAAACTCTATTTCTTCATTGTTGTATCCTTCTTCTTTGAGCAACTCCAACTCTTTATTGAGCTGTTCTTGCGTATATTCAACTTCATAATTCTCGTTTACTGGTAACTCGCATTCAGTCAACCAGTAATTTGCTGAGTACTTTAATTGATTTTTTTCTCTTTCTGTCATTATTTCACTCCTTTTTGTAACTTTTTTATATTTACGTAACCTACTTTTGGTTACGTATTTTTTCAAAAAAAATAAAGTTGCCTGTTTTTTCTTATTTACAAAATCATTGTAACCTATTTTTGGTTACATGTCAAGCGAAAATTTTAAAAAATTTATTTTTTTTCTTGAAAAGCCTTATAAATATGGTAAAATTTAACTATAAAACGTAAGGAGAAATAGGTTATGAGATATCAAACAAGTAAGTTTTTAGATGATTTTTTAAATAATAATAATATGACAATAGCTGATTTGTCAAAAAAGATTTTAGTTTCTCGAGCGTATATTTCATATGTAAAAAATGGTACTAAAACGGCTTCTGAAAAATTTTTGTTGAAAATGGTGGAAAAATTTCCTCAACTGAAAAAAAAGGAAAAAGAACTAATGTTAATGTTAGATAATGACAAGAAAATTGAAAAATTGAAAAAATTAGAAAAAAAGAGAAGAGAAACAATTGGCAAAGATGAAAATTTGGAAAATTTTTCTAAAATGACAAAAAGAGAAAAAGTTCAGTATGAAAAATTTTTGGAAGGAGCCAATTTTTATTTTAACGATGAAAATGTATCAGAAGAAGAAAAATATAAATTGATAGCTTCTTTAAACAATACATTCTTCAAAGCCATAGAAAAAAAGCAGGAAAGAAAAGCTAAGAGGGAAAAAGAAAAAAAATAAAATGGAGTGTCTGTGGATATATGAGAAAAAAGAACATAAGTTTAAGAGTGAGGAATCTGGTCAGAAAATACAACACTAGGAATCCATATGAGATTTGTAGAAAAATGGGTATAGACATAGCTTATGATGATTTAGGAGATACTGTAAAAGGATATTACAGAAGAGTTTTTGGTGGAGATTTTATCGTGATAAATTTAAATCTTTCAGATTGCCTTAAATTTTGGGTATTATTACATGAATTAGGGCATGTAGTAATGAAACATGCAACAAGGGATATTTCGTTTATGAAAGATAATTTTTTGAATTTTTCAGACAGGCTTGAAATAGAAGCACATGTTTTTGCTGCTGAATTTTTGTTGTTGACTGAAGAATTTGAGTTCAATCCGACAGAGGAAGAAAAAAAGATATTGAATAGAATAATGGAATTGAGAAATAAATACTAAAAAGAAAAATAGGGAAAATAAAACTGTAGTAAATAATTGGAAAAG